CATTATCTCCTCTTAAATAAGTAGAAGATGAAGCAGTACCAGTAGCAGAGAGTTCAGCTACACCTATTGCATCGTCAGCCATTTTAGAATTATTAACAGCATTAGATTGTATCATAGCTGTTGTAACTGAATCACTTGCAGGAGAAACTGTGCCTACTGTTTTTCCTAAATAGACACAATACATTTCATCTGTTCCTGCTGTTGCAGAGGTTAGAGTTAATGCTGTGCCAGATACAGTATAAGCATCAACTGGACTTTGACGAACATTATTTATAAATAATGCAATTTCCTGAGTTGAGGATATGGAATTATCTAAAGTGTATGATGTTGTTGCTGATGTACTAAAACTTTGTTTTGCTAAAGTTAAAAATTTATCAGCAGGTGTGTTTCCAATATAGGGCATTAATTATCTCCTTATGTGCTTATTGCATCGACAACAGAAACCCACGCATCTAGCGAACTGGCTGTGTCTGATTTAACATACAGGCGATCTCCTGACTGGACTACAATTTTTGCACCCCCATCTAATACTTGTAATGCTCCTCCTGTTGGTATTGGTGCATCTTTCACTAAATAAATATCGTTTGTGCCATCATTAATATAACAATCAACATTGATTGCTGATGTGCCAACATTTGCTAAAGAAATTCCAACAATGGCATCATAACTATCAAAGTTTGCTCCATCTGGAATATCAACAGCACCAGTTCCGACATTGTTTTCAGTATATCTTCTAAAATTTTGAGCCACTTTGTTTTCCTTTCTTTATTTTAAATTATAAGGCAATAGCCATCGCAGTTGCGAAACCTTGAGTTGCTTTTGCATCTAGTTGAGTTTGAACATTTGAAGTTACAGAATTAATGTAACTTAGTTCTGAGTCGGTAACATCTCCATTACCAATTTTTGTTGCCGAAATGCTATTGACAGCAATAGTAATATTTCCACTTGATGTTATTGGAGTTCCTGAAATTGTAAATTCTGTTCCTGATTGAGTCAATCCAACACTTGTTACAGTTCCTCCAGAACTAGGAAAAACTTGGGAGAAGGTTATTGTAACTGCTCCTATAGAACCAGAGTTGTCTGTAGTACATAACCACATTGTGTCTGCATTACTTGAACCTTCTTGAATAATTACTAATTGACCAGATAATTCAGCAACAGTATCAAAGTTTGGGTCGCGTGAAGCTGTGCCTGAAGCAACAACCTTATATACTCCATTAGCTGTTGTAGTAGTTTGATTTTTAACTAAAACTCTATCATTAGTTGCTAAAGTAATTCCATCTAAAGTATCTCCATTTTGAAGATCAGCAGTTAAATCAACATTAGCTGTTGTTGCACCTCTACATATAATTCTACTTTTTAATCCTGTAACTAAATCATCTACATACGTTTTAGTTGCAGCATCGGAACCCGCACTAGGAGAACCTAAACCTGTAATTGAACCCCCTGTTACAGCTACATTACTTGCTGCTTGGGTTGCAATCGTTCCAAGACCAAGATTAGTTCTAGCCGTTGAGGCAGTACCAATATCACTTAAATTACTTGAAGCAGTTAATTTAGTTCCAAGTTGTGTTTGTGCATTAGAAGATAAAGAATTAATATATTGAAATTCTGTGTTTGATACAGTTCCATCTGCAATCTTTGCTGAGTCTATTCCTGTTGCAACTTGCGAGTTGCCAATCGTTCCTGTTAAAGAAGATGCAGGATAATTTGTGGCATCAGATAAATTCATAGCAGGTGTGGTATCTGAAGCACCTAAAGCTAAAGTTACTCCACCATAATTAACTGATGAATTAGCCAACTCTGCGTTTTCTACTCCACCTGTTTTAATTGTTACTGCACCAGATGATACAGCAAAATTATCAGATGAGAATGAAGCTACACCTTTTGCTGAAGTTGTTGCATCATCTCCTGCTACTGTTAAAGTTTGTCCTGAAGCTGTTGTTGTAATTCCACTTCCACCTGCAATATCAAAAGATTGTGAATCTAAATCTACAGATGATGAGCCACTATCTCCCTCGAAATCTAAATCTTGTCCTGTAACTTGTGTATCAACATAAGTTTTTACTGCTCCTTGTGAGGGAGGTAAAATTTGACTTGTTCCTAAAGAAGTATCGTGAATAACTGGTGTAGAAGGACCCACATAAGTAGAGCCAACCCATACTCTAGGAGTTGTATCACTAGAATGAATAGTTCCACTATCAAGAGTAAAAGAAACTGTCGTATTAGGAGCAGAATAAGTAGTTGTTGCTATTTTTCCGTATATGGTTCCTGTGTTGGCACCATAAATCTTAACACGTCTTCCAACATGATACGTAGAAGTAACATCTGCAGCAATCGTAATGGAAGTTGTACTTGCTCTTGTCGCATTACTCGTTCCTGTACCTGAACCAAGTTCAAACCATTCTTTATCATTCCATACCTCACGGATTTCTGCCATCATCTCTCTAGCAGAGTTATTAACTCCACTAGGGGGCATGTTTTCTGGCCACCCATCAGGACTAGCAGCATTATTACTGGCTGCTGTTGTACTCCATGTTTTTACTTTACTCATTTTATTCCTCGGTTATTTCGTCATAAACTGCACCTGGTAGTTCAGCTATAAAATTGTTAGCTATATAAGAGCTAATTTTTTGGTTAATTTCTTTTTGATTAGTTGGCGAATATTTTTTTAACATTGTAATTGCTAAAGAAGGGTCTAACATTACATCAACAACTAATTTTTCTGCTGCTTCTTTAGGATTAATACCTAAAACATTTTTACCAACAAATTGTGATATGGCAAAAATACCTCTACCTTTAACAATACCATACCAACTGGCTAATACTATACGCAATCTATTACTTGCTTCTGCTAAAGGTGTAGAAGGAGAACCAGTAGTAATTTGCATATTGATACGATCAAATATATTTAATTGTTTTTGTATATCTTCAAGACGTTTCATTTCACTAGGAGTGTATAATTGAGATAAAGCATTTCTCATTGAAGTGTTTTTTAACATTTCTGTTACACTTGCTCTTGAAGTTTCAAAAATTTCTGTGCCAGGTATATATTTTGTAGTTGTATTTTTTTGCCAATTCCATTCTCGTAAAGCAGTTTTTAATCCTAATAATGCTTCTCCTGTTTTATCTTTTTTCGCTAAATCAATTAATTCTTTCATCTGTTTAGAAGGATTTCTTGAAGTAAAAACATTTTTTATTGCTTCAAGAGGATTTTTATTAATAACTAATTCTAAAGAACTTAATTGTTGTTGTGCTGAATTAAGAGCTAATTTATCTTTTGACTCTAAAACTTTTTGACCTAAGTCATTAGACTTTATTTGTCCTTTTTTAACTGCTGTTTCAAATTCATCAACTACAGATTTTGTACCTGGAAATACTTTAAATATTTGAGAATAATTATCTTTAAATTTTATTAATTTTTTTGGTACTACATTTCCTTTAGTATTTAAAACTTGTCTTGCTAATTGTGCTGCAACATAATCATTAACAGCTTTATTTGCTTGAGCTACTGAACCAGATGTTTTTACAATTTTTGATAAATTTTCTATAGCTTCTAATGAGCCACCAGGTCTTCCTAAAATAAATTTTGAAGCAGTTAAACTTTCTGGCCATGCTTGACTACTACGCATAGCTTCTCTAAAATCATTTCCAATACTATTTCTAAACTGTGGAACGTATGTTTTTTTATAAAAATTAAGAGCTGTTTTTGCTCTACCTGCTGCTAATCCACCTGCGTCAGCAACAATTTCAGTATAATCTTGAAGTATTTTTTTTATTTCACTTAATTTTGTTGCAACTTTACCTTGATCATTTTTTAAAGCATTACCAATAGCATCTGATAAATCAGCTCTAAAATCTTGTAATTCTCCATAAGTTAAAGGTTTTGGGTCAACTAATTCAACATTACCTTCAGCATCTTTAATTGGTTTACCTTTAGCATTTAATTTAGGAGTTTTTTCGTAAGTTGTTTTTAAATTTTTAATAACAGGTAAATTTTTTAAAGCATCTACTGCTGTTTGATCTCCTCTTGATTTAGCTTTTAAAACAGATTTAACAACTTCTTTTAAATCAGTTCTTGGAACTATAACTGAATAATTAGGGTCTATTGCATCAAAATATTCATTTTTCTTTAATGTAATGTCGTCTAATTTTTTCTTTATAATTTCATTTAATTTTATACTTGCGCTATCTCCTGTTTTAGTAGGATAAGTTGCTGCAAATTCATCAACAATGTTTTGTACTTCTGTTTCTGCTTCTAAAAATTGTTTTTGTATTTTTTTTTGTTGATATAATAAAGCATCTTTTTCATTAGTAAAAAATCTTTCAAAACCTTCCCCAATTTCTCTTTTTTTATTAAGGTCATTTAATTCTTTGGATAATCTAATATTATTTTCTACACGTTGTGCAACTAAACGTGGATTGTTACCTAAACCTTTTTCATAACCGAGTAACTGAATATTGTCAGCAATAGTTCCTGTAGTTGGTTTGATATTTAATCTTTTAGCTTCTTCTATACCATCTTCTAAATTTTTAATAATTTGATCTTTTTTTATAAAGTTATATGTTTTAGTTTTTGGGTCTTGATAGGTTTCAGCTAATAACTTACCAACCATTTCATTTTGACCTTTTTTTGTTAAAGGTTTTACAACTTGATCAACAACATTTTTTCCTTTTTTTAACACAGGAAATAAAACACCACGCAAAACTAAATCTGCTACAGGACCAGCGACTAAAGTTTCAATTCCAACTTTAAATCTTTTTGTTAAATTTGAATCGCCTTTTTGTATAGCAGTAGGGCCACCTGTAAATTCAGTTCCAATAGTTGTAGCATCATCAGGTGTAGTAACTACCATGTCTCCTGCTACAGCACCACCTAAAGCAACTCCATATTTTGCTTTTTTGTTTGTTACTAATTTTTTTGTTAAATCTAATGCTTTCTTACCACCTGTTAAACCACCAAACATATAACGACTAACATCAGCAGCTAATTCTTCTCCTCCACTTACTTTAACGTCAGGAATAGTAGCATCAATTTTAGAACTTATTTCTGATGCTTTTTCTGAACCAGGTAAACCTAATTTATCTGCTGCAAAAGAATATATATCAGTTGGCAAAGTACCTACAGAACTAACAATATCTCTTAGTGCTTTACTACCTGCATCTTCTACAAATTTTAAACCAGGAATATATTCAGAAGGACTTTTAATAAATAAATTTTCTCTTTCCCATTCTCTATTTTTTTCTGGATCAATAATTTTTTGATCTCCAAAAAAACCTATTTTTGGTTCTTCTGTTTTAGTTTCTTGTACTTTAGGTGTTTCTATTTCTCCTAAATGTGTTTTAATTTTATTAAGAGCTTCATCATTAGTAAGTCCACTAGAAAGATCATATTTTTGACCTTTATATTCATATATTTGTCTTTCAGCCATTAATCTAACTTAATAATATTAGGTTGTGTGCCTGTTCCAAAATATAACCCAATGTCAGCATTTTGAGCTATGTATTTCATAGCTTTTCCTCTATCAAAAATTAAATTTGCAAAACGTCTATTAGTATCAACACTTTCATTAATAATACGACTAATAACAGTTTTATCTTTACTTGCTCCACGAAGAGATTCTAATGCGTATTTAAAATCTTTATCAGAAATACGTCCATCTGGGTTCATGGTTAGTGCTTTTGCGTATGCAGCAGTAATTAATAATGATTCAGCAATTTGTGTTTCTGCTACAACTTCTTTTAATAAATCTGCATTTGATGTCATTAACTCTTTTGAAGTAATTTCTTGTGTTCTTTCATCGTCAGCAAATACTTGAACACCTTGTGTAATTTCTGCACGAAGGTTATTAATTAAATTTGCTACACCAGGAACTATACTTGTTGTTAAAGTTTGAGGGTCTGCTAATTGTTCTTGTAATTTTTTAAGGACAATTTCTGTTTTACCAAATTGTATCATTTGATCTTCAAAATTACGAAGTCCTGTTTGACCACCTAAGGCTTCATTTTCATTAGAACCTGAAAATTTAAGTAAATTTTTTCTTACTTCTGGGTCTAATGCATAATATTCAGAAGAAGTTATTGAAAATTGTTCTCCTGTCTGCGCATCTTGTACGTTAAATATATCACTAGCTTTTGGTGTAACACCTTTACCTTTTTTAATATTTTCTACAGTTATGTCGCCATTAACATATTCGCCTATATCATTTAGTTCGCCCTTAGGTATTGTAATTAAATCATATCCAGTTGTAGAATCTCCTACAACTTGACGATTGGGTGCTTTCATTTGCCCATATTGAAATTCTGCCATTTGATCGGCCATGTAATCTCTTTTACCTTGTCTTGCTCCTGCTGATACTGCCCCTGCTACTTGTCCCATACTTGGAGCAATAGGTTGAGGTCCTGACATGGAAGCTAGTTGTTCTAAAATTCCTCTACGTTGAGCCGACACCATTGGGTCTGAACTCATTAATGCATCTAAAATACCCATTACATTAATGCTCCGAGTAATGCTCCACCACCTGCGAACCAAGGATTAGTGCTTTGCATAAGACTTCCCATTTCTGCACCTGCTAAACCACCAGATAATAAACCTGCTGCAATATTACGTTGAAGAGGTTGAACATTAGTTTGTGTTTGACCATACGAGCCACCTGTTGCAGCTTGATAATTTCTTAACTTTTCATATGGGAGAGCTTGTTGATATTGATACCTATTCATTGCATCTGCTAGAGCTGCTTCTTGTAATCCCTCACGTTCAGCACCAACTTGACGTAAACGTAAAATATCATCGTAATCTGTTTGCGACATTTGAGGAGCTGCCATTAAAGCATTATTCATATTAGCTCGTTCAGACATATAATTTTGTCCGTATAATTGTGTTCCTAAATCTCCAAGAGAATCTGCTAATACTTCTTGATTAGCACCACTACCTAAACGTCCTGCTGAAGTAAATTGAGATTGAACACCAGAGGTAACGTCTCCTGCTAATTTATTATAAAGGTTAGTTATAAAAGGATTACTTGTTGGGTCTAAGTAATCTCCTTTTAACTGTTTAAGCATTTCTGTGTTAGCTTGTCCCATTAAAGGAGAACCTGCTTTTGCTCTTGCTTCTTGTGCTTTTAAAGCTAAATCTGTTTGTGGAGAAAAATCAACATACGTTTGTCCAGGGAAATAATTTGGTCCTGGAGCTTGATATAAACTTTCTGCTCGTTTAAATCCTTCTTGTAAATATGGGATTTGCGTAGCCCATGGTGTTACGTTGGAAACTGTTTTTGCTTCTCCTGCGCCTTTACTCATTTGTTAATTCCTTCATTAATATTATGTGTTTTTGTTTGTAATCTTTTAACCATTTAACCCAACCTTTACGTCCAACGAGTTCTATTCGTTGACATTTGTTTAATTTAGCCCATTGTTCAATCTGTTCTTTTATTGGATTGAACCAAGACTTCATATTCGTTCCTCCTGCTAAAAAATAACGACAAGAACGAAGTCGTGGATAGTCTATTATTTCTGTAATAATAGCTGCTTCCACTACGTTTGTTTTTACATTCCACGAAATCCATAATTGCATTTTCTTTTTTAACAAACTGTCAAAAATATCTTTAGGCATGTAGGCAAAACCATCAATTTCTAATGGTTTTAAAAGAAGTGGCTCAATCTGTTTCCAAATTAAGCCAACATCTTTGGGAGGAACGTAACTTATTTGACTATCCGAAGATAGTGAATCCGAGTGTTTGATCTGTGTTTCCTGAACTGGCATGTGTTAATGTTGCTGAACCATTTACTCTAGCAGAAACATACAACGTATTTAAAGCTGTACGTGCATTTGCAGTTGTTGGCATAAAAACAATAACAGAGTTTTCGCCAATCCGAGCATTGGTTAATGTTGATGTAGTCGAACTTGCTGTCAATGTGATGCTTCCTGTGGAATTTAATTTTCCATCAATCGTATTATTTAATGATGAAGAAATTAATCGTAAATGCAGATCATGGTCTGGCATAGAAATAGGGACATTAGGATATTGGTTTGTTGCCATTATCTTTTACCTTCTGGTCTTGCTTCTATTTCTACTCCTGACATTGTTGTAAAATTTCCTGTTACTTTAACTCTCATACGATGAAATCTACTTGTAGATCGCATAGGACACGAACCATTTGTTAAAGTTGAAACTGCTGTTCCAACACTAATTGTATCTAACTGTGAAGAACGAGATAAAGGAGTTACTGTTACTGACGTTCCCCCTACACCATCAACGATGGGAGTAGAAGAAATTAACGTAGATCGTCTTCCTTGTGCACCTTCAAATTCTGTTGTATCAACTGTAGCTGTTAGACTTGTTGCAATAAACTTTCCAAATTTTTTATCGCCACTAAAACCTGCTAAACCAACTATACCTTCTCCATAGTAATAGGAGTCTAAAGATTTAGGTAAATTATCTAACGTGCCTAACTTATCTAAACTTTCTAATGTGGTAAAGGCTTCTTGGGAAGCAGTTGCAATATATTGAATATCCATGCTTGACCCTGTGCTAAATCTATTAACGGAATAATTATAAATTAATAATTTATTATTTATATCTCCTGTTGTAGAGCCTGTTGCACCACCTCGATAAGACCAAAATACACAACTATTATTTGGGTCCACAGCAGCACATATTCCATCTAAGTTAGATGCTAAGTCTTCAAAAAAATAGTTATCTATTTTACCTTCGCCTATTGGTGTTAATTGTTGACCACCTGTTAATTTATAAAATCCATCTTGTGCTAAGAAGAAGATCATATTACCAAACGAACAAACAGAACGTGGAGCAAATAAACCAATATTATCTGAAATCTTTTCAAAGGTAAAAATTAAAGGAGTACCAACATAACTAACCCTATAAATTGCTCTCTCAAAAAATATAATACCAAAACTTTCTCCACCGATAATCGCTTGTATATTACCATGAGGACCAACAACATCTTGATAACCTGATTGTGTAGTTTGTGATGGGGTCCATTGTGTTATATTATTTAACCCACTCCATTTTACACGTTGGTTGTTAACATTATATTTTTGAAACTTATGTGTTTCACTTCCACCAGTAGCAGTTAAAGTAATAGCTGTTCCTGCTGTTGCATTAGCCGAAGTTGTTGCTACTTTAAAAGTATTTGTACCAACATAAATAACATAATAGGTACTACCATCAGTTAAGTTGGTTAATGCAGTATTTGAATTTCTGTCATAAATAACTGTATCGCCAGTTGACCAACCATGACCTGCAATAGTTATTTCATTACTAGAAATAGTATTAGAATCAAAAGTTTTTGCTGTATCGTATTCTG